TAGTCATAATCACGTGGGGGTAGGGGGTCTAGTTGCAACCACCCTGAATCCCGAAGAACCCGTAATGCTTGTGAAAGGGAGTCGACATAGTCATCGTGACCCCCGGATTCTGGAAAGGAACAGACTTGGCGAAGGAACCTTTTGGACCAATCTGCAAACTCGCCTTTTTTACCCGGCTCTTCCGGTATGTAAACTTTGCCTTTTGCTACCAAGGGAGCCACAATGTTCAAACGCTGCACCTTATCAGCTCGTCCTGGATTGTAGCCCCGTACAGGCACTGAGGCGCCTTGAAGCTCTTGGATCAGGGAGATACCAGCGGACTTGTCTTCCATCAAGATCAAGTCTGCCTTACGCCCTTTTGCAAACGAGTTGTCTGCGCCGTATACCACTTCCTTAAAGTCGTCAATTACTTTACGACGCAGCTCAGGGTACGACAGATGGTTGTCCCATGAGTCTAGGAGTATAACGCAAGTACCGGCATCTTCTCTATCAAACACACCCCATACCGTACAAGCCGTGGGGTCGTTCATGGTTTTTTCGGATGTTGCTGGGTCGTACGAGGCAATTACGTATTCCAGGGTAGGCGTTGGTTTGTCAGCCGGCCATAGCCTAAACATCTTGCGTTTAATAATGCCAGATGACTCAGGATCCAAGATTTCGCCATAGATCTCTTGGCGGCCCATGTCGGTGCCATCGTACGTCTCAAGCTGTTTAAAGAACGTTTCAGATAGGTTTTCGCGGTTGTCATACGACGAGGCGTTAACCACGTATACGTCACCACCAACTTTGCCCTCAAATAAATCAACGATTAGTTCTTTAGGTTTAGGGGTTGTGGTGATGATCTGTTGGACACGGGCGATTCTGGGATCTTTGAGACGTAGAGTAAATTGCACTCCATCGTAGGCTTCGTCAAGGTAATCGAAGGCGCAGAGTTCGTCAAACCAAGCTCCGTGATACTGCTTACCTCGATAGCGTTCTGGTTCCGAACCAGGAATACCCTGAATAATTGATCCGTTAATAAGGGTGATTTCAAATAATGATTTGTTGTAGTCCCGGATGATGGCAGGTGGAATAATATTGAGTAGTCCGCTGTCACCTTCAAAGCAAGTGGCTCGAATGTCATTACTGGTTGGAGCAGTAACAAGCCAGCGAGTATTGTCATATTTCCAAGCGCGAATCCCAATCCAATGCGACGCAGTATGGGTCTTTCCAGAACCGCGTCCAGCCAACATAAGAAACGTGTCATATTCCCCGTCTTCTGGTTCTTTTTGGTGTGCTAACGCTTGGAGTGCCCATTTGACCTGCCAAATGGCAGAATCGAGCTGTGGCTTAGGCCAGTGCTTATTATTGTCCGCAAACTTCTTGAGCGTCAGTATTTGTTTTTCTGTTAACGACATGCTATAAAACCTTCCCCTACCAAAATTGTATTGTCTTCGCCAGTTGTTTCAATGTGAACACAAGACTGCGGGGCAATAGGTTCAATTAGTTTAATAAACCGTCTTTTATGATGCACCTTTATCGGCGGCGAGACTTGGTCTTGTATTAATTGTAACCTAGATTTAAAAAATATTGTGAAACTTTGTTTAGAAGGATCATGTAACACATTGATTCTATGGCCTAAAGATTCCAACAGACATTGGATCTGCAAAATAATAGGCTGGGTTGTGGCAGAAATTCTAAACCGGTCTTTACCTTTGGAATACTGGCGCGATTTGGCGTACAAAATCCCACGCAGCAGTTCAATTCTTTGTTCTTTAGATGCCAAAAGGTAATTGTTTGGTATCCGTATTGGCATATTGCCAGCCAAATGCGATTCTATTGTGGGGAAAACCACAAACTCTCGTTCGCCGTTGGGAACTTTTTGGTATTCAGTAACCTGATACCCAGCGTCTTGGAATTGTTTATATATCTCCGGGGCAAATCCACGGGGCGAAGCCATGCGTTTGTTTTTGCGGCGGTTGAAAAACCAAAACCCAAATAGGAAAGGCGGTACCGGAAGGTCCTGGGTGGGAAAATCTAAGGGTTTTGTTGTGGGGACAGAGAACGAAAGCCTGTTTCGTCTATCCCGAAGACTGGTTTCGGTAAGGGTTGCTATGGTTCTTGGGCGTAGTTTGCGCCGAAACTTTTGAATCCCTTTATACGCAGCTTCCTGAGTGCGGCATTTCTTTGTTTCTACCAGAAATCCTAGGTGTTGATCCCCTGCCACGGATAGATGATCATCAAATACTACCTCATAGCACTGTTCGGCACGGTATTCTTGTACCAGTTTTATTTGGACTATTTTTCCATCTTTATCAAAGACATAGTCACCAGGCTGCAAGTTACGGGCAGCTTTCCAATAATCAAGGGTTAGTACTTTTTGGTTCGCTAATATAGCCATAGAAGTTTTGAAGGACCCATTGGTCCAGAAAGTGCCCTAACGGCTCTCTAATGTTGCGTTGGACTTTGTAAGGTAGCCTTTGTATGTCCAATGCGTCTTTGGTTAATTTGAGACGGTATTCCAAGAAAGCAATTGTTTCTTTGTCAATAATTGACGCTGGAACATCTATCGTTTCAAAATTAATGAAGTTGGATACCAGCACTCGAAAACCTTGTAGCTTTCCATTGGCCTTTTCTATTGCTCCGGCAATTTGGTATACATATTCATTCATATATCCACTAATGCAAATTATAGCCGTTTGCCGCCGTAAATCCAAAAATAAACCCAAATTTGTACTAGTAGTACTAGTAGTACCCCTTTATTTACTTTATTTAAAAAAAAAAAAAAAAAAAAAAAAAAATATAGTAAAGAGTTAAGTAAGGGGTACTACTAGTACTACTAGTACAAATTTATAGCTAAGTCATTGATTTATATAGGGAGCCACAATTTTCAAAAAAAAAAAATATAAAAACTTAGGCTTTGTGGGGCCCCAGGACCATGGCCCTTCCGAGAGGCTCAAAAAGGCGGTGTGGTATAAAAACAACACCCCCCATAAGCATGCTTTCATATTGTGAAATGCAATCTCATAATGCGCAATGCACCACAATGGTGCGCGAAGTAAGTGCTCACTTACATTGCACCACAATGGTGCGCTAAGTTAGTGCGCACTAACCAATGCACCAATATGGGGCATGATGTTAGTGCGCACTAACCAATGCACCAACATGGTGCGCTAGGTTAGTGAGTGCCAACTAACTTATGCGGGGGCGAGGGAGCAAAGGGGGAATGAGAATGATTATCATTTACTACCGAAAACCTGCACCCCAAATCCAAAGAAAGTTAGGTCTAAAATGACAATCGAATAGGAAGGGTTTAAAGGGGCTTTTTAGCCGTTTTGACCTAAGATGGGGGCTTAGTATTACAGGGGTAGCGATCTCGATTTTGCACTACATTGGTGCAAGAATATAGAATGAGAAAACCATTACTTTTAGTTATGCTTTGTCAGTAAAACCCTTACACAAAATACAGTAAAAACCTTACACAGTTTTCCAAAGTTATGCCCGATAATAACAGTAGGAAAGCAATTCGCTGACCTGATAACTAACCTACAAGGAATAGAACAATGCAAACACTAAACAGAGAAGCATGGCTAGGCATGATGACAGAGCAATACATCAAGCCACACTTTGAAACCAATGGCTACACAATTCCCGACAATATCAGGATGTCGTGCAGTCTTACCTCAACCAAAAAAGCAATCGGGCAATGTTGGAGCAGTTTAAACAGCGCAGACAATCACTTTGAAATTTTTATCTCGCCAAAGATTTCAGACAGTAGCAGAGTGACTGACATTCTTATACATGAGTTATGCCATGCCGTAGTCGGCATTAAAGCGGGGCATAAAAAGCCATTCGCTGATTGTGCTAAGGCAGTTGGATTGACAGGCAAGATGACTGCCACAATAGCCACAGACGAATTAAAAGCCACTATTGGCGAATGGATAAGCGAGATGGGCGAATATCCTCATGCACCGCTAACCGAATCAGGCATTAAAAAGCAAACAACCCGCATGATTAAATGCGCTTGCCAACATTGCGGGTATCAGGTCTATACATCCCGCAAGTGGTTAGAGATCGCAATGCCAAAATGCCCGAATGAGAATTGTTGGGATGGCATGGGCGAACCAATGACAACCGAATCAACCGATGACTAAACCACAGGGGGCGCAAGCCCCCATTAAGGAAAACAAAATGACAATCAAATATCAATACACAATCAAAGACGCAGACGGCACAATCCACACCTTCAAAACCCTTAAGCAAGCTAAGGCATCACGCATCGGGTTTAGTGCGGGGGGTTTGCGTATCATAGCCCAAGTAAGAATCTAAACCAAAGGCGGGGGCAACCCCGCCATGTTTAAACACTACCAACAGAAAGGCAACACAATCATGCAATTTAATTTTAATATTGGCGGGGTAAAAGTGGCATACGAAACATCTAGCGGAATAGTGCGGGAAGTTTTGATTTTCACTAGGTCAGAATATAGCTATATAGAATCAAACCATACACTAATAGAAGCGACACAAACCAACCGAAAGGCAAAACCATGAACCAATTAAAACTCAAACCAATAGCGAGCAATATGAACCTTATAGATACCCCTGATTACCTTGTATTGTTTAGTTATGCAACCCCCGTAGCTTGCTACGATAAGCGTAGCCTAGACTATTACCGCACCTCTAAAAAGTGGTCTATGACTACATCCCGCCATATAAACAAGTGGCTAGATGGAGTTCAGGCAATCGAACAACCACAGGATTATTTTGATAACCTTTTAAGCGTAGAAAGTGTTTAAACATCATGAGAACATATTTAATTGAAGGCAGTCCCGCAACCTTTGAAGATGCGGAGGAATATTTTATTAACCATAGCGGGTTTAGCAAAGACGATGCAAGAGAGATTTTCCGCAATGAAGATTTTGAGTTTATAAATGAGAATTGTTCAGAGATTGAAATAGAGGAGGTTTAAACATGACGCAATTTTATCTTAATAATCGACCCATTCCGCAAGGTGTAGCCATCAACCATCTAGCGAATTGGATAGGCGATAACCAAGTCCATAGAGTTCGCAAGATCGTGCAGTCAGCACTCATGGGCGATAAGTTAGCCATTAAAGAATTAGCCAATTACGGGCTACATTTTGCGGAGAGTGTTTAAACAATGTCTAACATAATCAATGGTTTACTTGTTGCTTTATTTATTTGTTTGATATTATTATTAGGAACTACGCTATGAATAGAGAAGATTA